CCGGAACTTGTTGTAAATTTCCATCTGCGTCGGCTTCGGCCTCTACGACAGGCTGGTCACATATTTTAAAGTCCAATAATTTGAGCGGGTCTTGGAATACTTCCAGAGTTTTCTCTAATCCGTCGACCATTCCACCCCATTTCTTCTGAAATTCTAGGAGTTTATTATTATCGGGTACACCTGAAAGCATCTGAGCTTTTAATTCGTCCAGTTGTTTCTGAAAATTAGGAATTTCGGGTATTTCTGGCAGAGCTCCTTTTAATGCATTCAGAGCGTCATCAGCCGCAGCCTGTATATCAGCGAGAGCCCCCGTGCCTAAAGACGGAAGGTTCGCGATTTTTAACTTTAGAGCTTTCTTCTTCGCCTCTAAATCTGCTAGTAAAGGATTTTTATTACATGGAAAAGCCATTAGTTATCATTCCCCGCTGAAGTTTGTGAACCATGATTAGCATGACCTGGGTCAGTATGAGTGTGAGTATGAAGACCGATGCCATGAACTGTTATATTACCAGTTGGGAAATCGATAGAACCACTTCCGACCGTATCCAAAGATATATTACCGCCAGCATCGACATCTAATATACCCGTTCCGTCAATCTTAAACGCCCCGTTAATAACGTCTGTCCGAGCGCCTGAAGTATTATTTAAAGTTCCTAAAGTAGTCATATCTTGGTTACCCGATATAACCGTATTTAGATTTTCACCGAAAGAAATATCTCCACCTTTTACTACTTCCAATACATAAGATTCTGCAGGACTATTATTATGAGCTGCCCCTTTAATTAATCTTTTCTCTGATTTACCAATAGTAGTATCAAGAGATAGTTCAATGTTTTCTACTCTATCTTTCTTAATCTCTATGAATTCTCCTAGACCAACTTTCTTATGAACAGAACCGTGAACGTTCAAATGATAATCCTTTTCAACCTCCATATAATAATCGCCCCGAACCAATGTACGACAATCACCATTAATAGTAAGATTGCAATTCCCCTTGACGTTTATATTATTGTCCTTAAAATATACAGAGTATTCTTCCCCAACAACTACCGTGGTCCGACTACCATCATGTGTAATCTCTTGAAAGGTACCGGCGGAGTGCTGAGATAATAGCCTCTCTTTAGTCGGCGTTTCGTCGTATTCTACTATATGGCCCCGACCATATTCTGTTGTATGGCAGAACGGATATTGTGGCTGTGTAGTCTCTGTGTGGTCTGGCTGCAGCCACTCTTTTCTCTCATAGAACGGTCCCTCTGCCTTGCCGTCTTTCCCTTTAGTTCTTATTAGAGTAGCAGTGTTTGGTGGCAAGGCTGTTTTAACTCCACTAGGAGAATTGTCTTGACTATCTTTGAACTCCTTTGTCTGATTGCGCAAATCATTTTTCTTTATATAGGATTTACTAGACTTATATTCTGTTCTACTGCCACGGGGTATGTCTGTCTCATTAGGATTTCGTGGATTGTTTCCTGCAGGGTCTCCAAAACCATCATCTGCATTAGTCAAAGCGGGTGTTCTTGACGGTATAGTTCCCATCACAAACGGGTCTTGACATGCTTTACCATCTCTAAAGAATCCGACTACCCAACTACCTGGTAGTATTCCTGTGGCAGACTGTCCTATTCCTGAGCAAGACGCGGAAGTAACTGGCATCATCACATGCGCCCAGGGTAGTGCGCTAGTCGGTATACCATTCTCTGATGTAGTATTAGCTGTATGGTATCCATAGCAGCGAACGCGGACTCTTCCCATTTCCATAGGGTCGTCTATATCTTCGATCACTCCGGTGAACCAATGGAACGCCGGATTCATAAAACTATTTTCTTTAAAATGTATTGACATATTCTAAAATTCCTTTATAATTATATATCGGCAAATACCGTATCTTTCTTGCATTGTATATTGCAATAGTATTCATTACCTTCCTGCCCGAGACTGAAGTTATGGAGCACGGAAGTAATTAGATAGTTACCACTGACAACCTTATCCAAGTGCTCCTGAGTGTAATCTTCGGGGTTGTAGCCCTTGTACGTAGAAGCCTCAATAGACTTAGGAAAGAATAATCTGATTAGTTTTCCTGTAACAAGGTTGAAATCTCCGTTTAACTTAATCGTATGAGTCACGGTGTTCATTAGAGAGTTGAACGCATTAATAGAATGAATCTGTGTAGACAAGTCCTTATTATAGTTCTTAACATTAGCATATGCCATTGAATTGGTTGATATGTATTCGTTATGAGAATCAGGTAAGGTATTCAACGTATTAGACTCATTTCGTCCTACTTTAAATTGATTAGATAATAACGCCTTTCCTAGATTGTTCGTTGAGTTAGCTCGAACATGTTTACCTTCTGGTCCAGCATAGTCATATATGTTATTCTCGTATCGCTTCGTAGCTATATCTAATGTCCTATTATTAGACGCAAATGCACCCTGTGTTGATTGAGTTGGTTTACTGAGTTCTATATCAGAAGTACATGTAAGGATACGTGCAGCCCTTTCTATATAATCTAATTCTGTGAATGGAGTAGCCGTGTACCCCTTCAACATGTAATATGTATTATAGATAGGATTGGTACCTAGGTTCATCAGGTGAGTAAGAGATGCGAAGTTCGCGGTACCATCGAGAGTCTGATAGAAGAAAAAGGGAGCTCCATACTCATCATACGCGCTCTTCCTAAAGAACTCTATAGCACTCAAAGGCTCTTGATAATTCAGTATTCCACGGGAGGTTGTTGCATCCATACCGCTGATTTTTATCTGACTGAAAAATAAATCATTTTTAAGAATCCGTACTACTTGTTCTGAAGCAGAGCCAGAATAATTTCTAGAAATTTTTTGGAACTTAGAATTATATGCGTAAGAACTCATTCCTCTTAACGTATATACTTGAGCATTTTGGTTAGTTTCGCTTCTCGTATACGCAGGATATTCAGAAATATAGAACTCTGTCTCTATCGTAATAGGATTTTCTGATATGATAGGAAATTTTTCTAATTCAATAATAATTTTTTCCTGGCCAATCAGTTTAAAGGCTTCGAAAAAATTAATCGTATCTGCAATCGTTAGTTCTAATATAAGAGATGGTAGATATAATGACTCACGTATGGTAAAATTTGAGACAATTTCTTGTATCTGTTTTGCTTTTCCCTCGTGATTAATAAATTCTATTCGATTTATTTTATAAGAAGACGGATTTAAACTCTTTCCGTCGGATGTAGTATAAGTTGGCATAATAAAATTTTCCTAATAAGAAGACGTAGAGCCGGTCGACGGTGCTGCTCCTCCAGTTCCGCCCGATGAATACCCACCAGAAGATGATGATGTACCGCCTGATGAACCAGATGCTCCACCACTTCCAGCCTTTCCAATAATTCCAGGTGTCGTTCCTACTCGAGTCAAACCAGAATTTAATTTTTTCTTAAATTGTCTTGCAAATTCTCCAATAAGTTCTGGTCTGACTACTTTTATTGAAGACTTCTGGTCATTCTCGTAAATATATTTATTATAGTGAGATACATAATTAATTCCTACATCAATATTTTCAGTCGTTCCGTCATTCAAATCAACTCCATTAAACGCGTTACGTGATGATAATCTATTATTTGGATTGAATGGTTGAGTACCTGCATAATAATAACAAGGAGCATCTCTCAATGAAGAAAATTTATGCATCGTACCATCTGTTCTGTAGTATGGTGAGAAACCAGAAAATTTTCTGAATCCATTTCTATAATACGGAATAAAATATTCGTAAAATACGTCTAGGGCCGCTTGAGTCATTCCTTTTGATGCCTTGTCTTTCTGATATTCTGCAAGAGGTGTTCCGGCTGTCCTACCTGGTATTAAATTTTGGTCAACTCTCATTGAATCAAACCACTCAAATAAATGAATAATCCATTCAATTCGTTTCTCGGTCATTGATTTAAAATAGAAACCACCTTCTGATGGGTCACGTCCTGCAGTTCCGTCACCTGGGTCGACTTCTCCATTCGCAGAATTTTTTCCTATAATTGGCCAATCGTCAAACGTAAATGTAAGACTTCCGTCAGTTGACTCATCGGCTGTCCAAGTTCCGTCTCCGAATCTTGTTTCGATAGTGGTTGTTTTTAATTGTTGTCTAAATACTGGGTCGTTTACATCACCAAGAAATTTATTTTTATCACTGAAGTTAGTTAAATATAATTGATTTGTTTCATTATCCCATTTAACGATGTCAGCTGTCTCAAAATTTCTATAAACTTTTAGACCAGGGTAAGTTAAATCTAATCCAGCGAAAGTATTTCGAACGTGATTGAAATCCATACGTGAGAATGTTCCGTCTTCTGATCGTGTTCCGTCTGATTTTACGATCTGACTTGATAGTGTTGGATTAAATGTTAACGTTGCGATATTATCATACTCATTCTCAAATAAATTTTCTATTTGAGTCGTAGAGTTTGGCCAATCTGACAAATTTGTCATTGAACCATTGATGATAAAAAATGTCCAATAATAATCAGGTGTACCATATAATCTTTGAGATAGATTGTCTGGTCTTTCTCCGTCAGCTATCTGAACTTTTAAATAGTTAGCTATATCTGCTGATAGAATATCATTTACGTCAACATGTCGAAAGAGATCAATAACCGTTTTATTTTGACCACCGATATTTAAATTTGTTATGGGAAATTGATTAAAAAACATAATTAATAGTTCCAAATTGATGATGTTGTCGTCGGAGTTGTAGCATTATTATTCTCCTCGGTCAATTGTTTTTCTTCTGTTAATGTTTGAGTAGTTGATTTACCTTCTTCAGAGAATACCCACCCAGTCGCCCTGGATGCTCCACCTCGAGTGATACCACGGAGAGATGCGTTAGAACCATCACCTACATGACCAACTTCATAAGTAGCGATACCTGAATCTGAAATTTTTCTTAATGCTTCAATATCTTGTCCAGTTAACGCCCTTGCTTCTTGGAAAGTTATAGAGAAATCAACTTCTAATGGAGCACCATCACTATGCCATGCAGCTGATGTCGCATTGAATGTTGAGTTAAACGCAGAGATATAAGATGCAAAGATAGCAGGAAGATATTTGTTAACTGTGTAACCTTCGTTGGTCATTCCAGTTATAAATTCAATCTCCCAAATGGCTGGGTATTTGATAAATGCAGCATTTGCATCTTGTTTCTCATTCATACCTCCAGCATACATAAATTTTCTAAATTTTTCGTGGAGTGATTTAATTATGTTAGCTTCGTTTTGAGACTTGGCAACCAATTTAAAATTGAAAGTAAAACTTCTGATACCTGCTCCATTATATGTGGTATTCTGAAATGGATTAGAAATAATTTTAGCAGTGAATGATGAAATCTCTAATGCCTTTTCACCACCAATTCCTTTTAATCCAGCACCGGCTAACTTAGCCAATCCAGTAAAGAGACCACCGGCTGATTGAGCCGAATCAACTCCAGTAGGTTTACCAGTAATTGCTTTATTAAATAAATTCTGAAGATTGGCTCCTGCGATTCCTAATTCAGTTGTCCCTAAGTTTGCATTGTCTGCAAATGCGATATTTGGTGGACAAGGAAAATACATAGGGTGTCGAGTCAAAGATTTACCATCTTCTGATTGTTCGAAACAAGTAAATCTTATCTGTGGTCTATTAGGATTATCTAGTAAAGACTCAGGAAAGATTAATGGTAAATTACTTTGAGCTTTTCTAAATTGATTGGGGTCGAGTAAACCGGCTTTGACTGCTGAGCCAGCTCCGATGTTTACTCCGAGGCCACCCAATAATCCGCCTGCTATACTTAGAAGTGGTAATGCCATATATTAAATCCTATAAATAGTTATTATTAGTATTTCTATTTATAGGATTTTACATGGCTTATCGTGGAAAATATAGGGTTAAGAGACCACAAAAGTATGAAGGTGATTTTCAAAATGTAATCTATCGTTCTTTGTGGGAACGTCAGTTCTTCAAATGGTGTGAAGATAATAATGATGTCGTTAAGTGGTCTTCTGAATCAGTAGTCATTCCTTATCGATGTAAGACCGATGGTAAAGTTCACAGATATTTCATTGATGTCAAAGTAAAATTTAAAAATGGTAAAACATATCTGATTGAAATCAAACCAGAAATACAAACTCAACCACCAAAAGAGAGAAGTCGAAAGACAAAGAAGTACATCAAAGAAGTAATGACTTATGCTAAGAATGTATCTAAGTGGGATCATGCTGAGAAATATTGCGCGATCCGTGGCTGGGAGTTTAAAATCTTCACAGAAAAGACGCTTAAATCTCTTGGAATACGGTTGTTAAACTAATAAATAGAACTATGGCGACGTCTCTATTAAAGAAGTTCGAAGGTGGGTTAGCCTTCAATGATATCGAGTCTTATACAAGTAAGGCTAGGACTTGGTATATGAAAGAACTAAAAGCGATGATTGTGAATCGTCAAAAATTATTAAGAGACCCAGAAGTAATGAAGAAATCTAGACTATTGCCTGGTAGAATGTTTATGTATATCTATGACCCTAAACATAAAGATACTCTACCATATTACGATAGATTCCCTTTGGTGTTAGCTTTAGAAAAAAATAAAAATGGACCAGGGTTTTATGGATTAAATTTTCATTACTTAGATTATAGAAAGAGAGCAATCTTATTATCACGTCTATTGAAATATGCAAGTGATAAAAGATTTAATGAGAATACTAAGATAAGAGTAACTTATAAAATGTTGAAGGCGGCTTCTCAACTAGAAGCATTTAAACCATGTTTGAAATTATACTTACCAAGTCAAATCAAAAGTCAAATCAAAATGATTCCTGCTGACTATTGGGAAACAGCTTTATTCTTTCCAAGTGAACAATTTAAAAAAGAAACAAAGAACAACGTCTTTGCAGATAGTAGGAGAAAAATTTAATGGGATTATTCGACGGATTAAAAAGAATCGCAAGCAATGGTGGTAAAGGTCATACTATTGATGACATGAAAGCTATCGTTGGTAAACGTGGTGGTCTAGCTAGACAAAATAGATTTGTCGTAATTATGAGTCCACCTACCACTTCATTAATCAATACTGATGTTCAAGGATTGATTGGCTCTGCTTTATCTGGTAATCTTGGTCTAAACGATTTTATAAATGACCCAAGAGATATTGCTTTATTATGTGAGGCTACATCTATTCCTGGTCGTTCAATTAATACTATTGAATACGAAAGAGACGGATATCGTAATCAGGTTAAGATACCATACACATATACAAATGAAGATGTTACTATGACTTTTCATTTAACCAATGATTACTATGCAAGGAAATTCTTTGAGAAGTGGATGGCTTCTGTCTTTGATAGAAATACTCATACTCTAAACTTTCAGAACGAATATACAACAGACGTAACTATCCAACAATTAGACCAAGATAACGTCGTGGTATATGGAGTAAAACTTAAAGGTTGTTATCCAACTTCAATCAATTCAATTAATCTAGATAACCAAGGTACTGATACTACTCAGAAACTACAAGTAACATTTACTTACGAAGAGTTTCAGCCTGAAGGTACAGTTGATTCTATCGTATCAGGCGCCAAAGGATTATTAGGTGGAATAAAGAAACTATTTTAAATTATAAAAAAAGGAAACTAAATTATGGCATTACCAAAACTAGAAACACCAACATATGAATGTACTATCCCGTCTACGGGAAAGGTGATTGAGTATCGTCCTTTTCTTGTGAAAGAAGAAAAAATATTGATGATGGCTCAAGAATCGAATGACCCAGCTCAGACTTTGTCTGCGTTGAAAAAGATTATTAAGTCTTGTACATTCGATAAAGTTGACCCTAATGAGTTAGCTACATACGATGCGGAGTACTTATTTCTCCAATTACGTATTAAATCTGTCGGCGAAACAACTCAATTCTCCTTGAAATGTCAAGAAGAAGGTTGTGACGAAATGGTTCCAGTAGAGATTGACTTAACTGACGTGGAAGTTAAGTTCCCTGCAGAAGAACCAGAAAATAATATTCAATTAAACGATACCATTGGTATGACATTAAAACATGTCACACTAAAAGATTCTCAAGGTTTGAATGGCGAAAATCTAAGTGATATTTCTTCAATGATAGTAACAGTCATTGATACTATCTATGATGAAGAAAAAGTCTACTCACACAAAGATGTATCTAAAAAAGAAATGGAAGCATTCGTTGAATCAATGAACCATAAACAACTTGAAAAGGTAAAAGAATTTATGGAAGCAACACCAAGTATTGAATATGATTTAACTTATAAATGTAAACATGGCCACGTAAGTAAAGTAAAACTAAGGGGGTTACAGGATTTTTTCGGGTAAGCCTTTGCCATGATTCTCTCGTGAATCATTATCAAACTAACTTTTCTATGATGCAACATCATAAATATAGTTTGACTGAGTTAGAGGAAATGCTACCATGGGAAAGGCAGATATATGTAGCAATGTTAATTGAACATATAAAAGAAGAAAACGAAAAGATGCAAAGAGCCACAAAAGGAATGAACTAAAATGGCAGACATGAATATAGATAACATTATCAAGAATAGTCGAACACTAAAACAATTAGTGAAAGATATTTCTGACATAAAAGAAGCAAATGAATCAGCACCCAGTAATGTTACTGGAGTTGGTTTCATTGATAAAAAGTTAGAACAATTTCAAGATACATTCAAAGATAATGAAACTATTAAATTTTTCAAAGACCCTGCCAAAGGATTAGGTAATGCATTCAAAGGAATGTTCCGTCCACTTGAAGCAATCGGCGATGGAATAGAAGATACTTTCAAAAAGGGATTTGCTGGAATAAGTCAAGCAGCCCAAATGAAAATGTTGAAAGAGAATAACAAAAATCTCAAAAAGATTGCTCAAGCTCAAAACAAACTCACCACAAGTTTAAATGAATTCATTGGTGTTGACCAAGATAAAATTGTATCAGATGCGGTAGCTGAAGGTATCGGTCAATCAATTATCCGAGATTCTATTGCAGAAGATGCAGGAGCATATAAGGAAAATCTTAAAGCTATCTTCGAATTAAAATCTTCTTTTGCTTTAGTTGGCTCTAACATCCAGGGTGCAGTACTTAGAAGTTTTACAGGATTAGGTAAATCATTCACCGCTGGATTCGAAAAGGCGTTAGGTAAAGAAGGTCTAATAGCTAGTCTTGGTAAATCAATTGGTCTTGGTAAGAAAGCCGATGGTGCAGCTCAGATTAAAAATAAAGATTTACAGATAAGAGAAAAGGCCGAACAATCTAGACATAGAGGATTATTAAGTTCGATTCGTAGAAACATTCGTGATCCATTACAGAGTATAATCGGTACCTTACAACGAGCAGAAGTAAGTTTAGAAGATTTGGTTTTAACATTAACCGAGAATCCTAAAGTAGCACAAAGATTAAGAGATAGAGCTGCAGCAAGAAAAGACCAGGCAGAAGCAGAGCAACGTCGTGATGATAAACTTTTCCAAGAGAAGTTAGCTAACCGACAAATGGAATTTGATTTAACCACCCCAAGTGGTGATGATGAAGATAAAGGTGGTAAAGGAATCTTTTCTTGGCTCAAAGAAAACCTTGGTGCTGTCATTGGTGGTGCATTAGGTGGTGGTGCAGTTGCTGTTGCTGGTGGATTGACTGCCTTCTTCGGTGGATTGGTGGCAGCCTTTGCAAAATTAGCCGCAGGACTTAAACCGATTCTTGTTGGTTCTTTAGCATTAGTTGCAATCGCCGGAGCTTTATATAGTTTCTCTTTCCCACTTAAGGCTTTGAAAGAATCTTTGGCAGGATTTGGATTGGAAGAAGCCCTATCCTTTGCAACAATATTAGGAGTTGTAGCTGGAGCTCTCGTCGCATTCGGTGCATTATTCTTAGCTGGAGGTTGGATAGCATTATTAGCCGGCATGGCAGGTCTTGCTATAGTTGGTGTATCTTTAGCAGCGTTCGGTGGGATTCTCTCTCAAGACTTTATGAAGAAAGGGTTTGAAAATCTTACTAACTTCTTTGATGCGCTAGGCGACCCTGGTACATTAGCTGGTAGGATTGGAGCTCTTGCATTATTGGCTCCAGCATTGGTGGCTCTAGGGTCGGGTATGTTAGTCGGTGGTTTATTATCTTTATTTGGTGGTGGAGTATTAAATAAATTGACTGACTTCGCAGAAAATAGTGGTAACTTAAAAGGTGCATCTGATTCTGTCGATAAGTTGACAAAATCATTAGGTTCATTGCAAAAGATAAAAGGACTTGGGGACGTAGGGAACTTTCTAAAATTGACAAGTAGTACTTTAGGCGGTGGATTTACAGGTAATGCATTCAAGAATAAAATGTCTAAAGCAGCTGATGGGTTAGAGATATTCTTCAATGCAATGGCTGAAGGTATCAAAAAGATTGATAAGCAGGCAATGGAAGATGTGAATGAACTACTCGGTAATGTTGGTTCATTAAATGATGTCGGTAATCAAATCACAAATAGTCAAAGTATCAATAGGAATCTTGAACTATTATTAGCATCAGCAAATAATAGTGGAAGTGGTGGAACCGTCGTTAACCAAGGTGGTAATAGTACAACCGTAACTAATAACAATTATACTCCACCACATATAGATAGTAAAACATTCAACTTAATTACTAATCCAGCAACGTAAGTAAAAAAAAGACCGCCCGAAGGCGGCCTTTGAAGTTTTCTAATTAATCGTCTTTCGCGAGTTTAGCAAAGAATGACATTGCATCATCTTCTCCGTCGCTACTTGAGGCAACTGGAGTTGGATTAGATGGTGTATCAGTATAAGGTACATCTTCATCTAGAACAACTTGCTCAGCAGTAGAATATGTATTGGAGATTTCTTGTTCACCAATAACTTCGAAGAGTTTCTTCTTCAAGTCAGCATATGATTTATATTGAGCTGGGTCAATGAACTCACCTAAATCGTGAAGTGAATTATAGACTGCTTCTAACTTAGCATCATCGCCACCTTGAAACTCTGTTGAGTCGGCGAACTCTGATTTATCGTAATTACGATAACCTTCAACGTTACGAATCTTCAATTTGAAATCCGCACCACCCCAAAAATCAAATGGGTTGACTGGTGTTTCATCTTGGAACTGAGGTTGCATTACATCCATAATCTTGTCAAAGATTTTCTTACCATACTGATAAAGGAATACTTTACCTTCATTTTCTGGTGCAGATGGATCACTTACAACATAAACGTTGGATACATAATGTAAACGACGTTTTCTATCACGAGCGATTTGTTTATCTTCTTCGTGACCTGAGTTCCACAATTGAGAATTCAATTCAGACACTGGGTCATCTTTACCGATAGAAGTCAATGACTTTTCGATATACCAACGACCTGTTGGTCCTTTGAATCCGTGGTCCCAGTATCTAACCCAAGGGACATCTTGCCCTTCGGCTGCTGGTAGGAATCTAATGACTGCGTATCCATTACCAGCCTTATCGACTGTTGGTTTCCATACTCGGTCATCAGTATACGACTTCTTCTCTCCACCTCCTGCTGTTTCCGCCGCAGCTAACAATTTTCCAATTGCGGTGTCTCT